GGATAAATCCAAGCAATAATCATCCGTCCCGGCAATGTACTCTGTGTTTGCAGCATCCTTGAAGTAAATACCTGTAATGGCTACATCGTTCTCCTGCATATCACTGTTGTATCTTTCGGAAGGACTGATTGTAAGATCAGTCTGCTCATACCATTTCAATTCCAGATTGCCGTCATAGTTCATGAAAGCACACGTTCCGGTCAGTGCCGCACACCACTGTAGCAATGTTCGGTAGGTTAAATCCTGTCCTTCCGGGTACGCTGTAATCTGGTAATCTTTGTTCGGCAATCGGGTAATGTCTGTTGCTAACGTCACACCACAAATGGTGCAAATCTTATTCAGCAGATCAGCTACCGTCATAGGGAATGACAGCTTGCTTATGTCCACTGTCTTATCGAACAGGATCATCCTGTCAAGTGCTGAAATTGTGATAGTGGACAATGCCCGTGGCGGTTCATCAATCGTAAAGTAGCCACATGGAATCCAGTGGATCACTGCATTTTCCCATCGGTGTGCATCCCATTTCTTGATACCGATTTTCACAAATACCTCTGCACCTTCAAAAACGGTATTGTCATACTTACCGTCATCATTTTTCAATTTGAGTGTGAGTTCCGCAGCTACCGCAGAACCCACCTCAATTTTTGAGTTCGACACACTGTAGCGGTCTATACTCAAACTTCCCTGAACGATCTCATTCTCAGCAACCGAAAAGGACTCATTCACACCGTTTACGGTAATGTCAGCAACCTGTATGTAGTTTTTATTGAAGAGGTTCTTGACCTCCTGTGATACCTTATACATTAGTGCTTACCTGACCTTTCTATTGCGTTGAATGAAACGCTGCTCCATATTCCCTTGCGGGAATTGTAAAGCTGTGCAGGCTTATCACCTGTGTAAAATTCGCTTGTCCGGTACTTGCCAAGTTTGGCATCCAGATAACAAATCTTCACATACTCAGGATCAAATGCCTGAATGATAGCGGCAGCATCCTCAATGGACACATTCTGCCATTCCATCTCCAACTTCACACACTGACCGATTCGTTTCTTATCCATGTTCGTATCTTCGGTTCGTCCTGCATCACTGGCTGAAATATCATTCAGTGAATATTTATAACCGGAAGGGCACTTGACAGCCTTACCGTTCACGGATCGTATCGGATTGTAGTCAGCCATAATACCCCTCCTTTACGTTGTTACCGGGATGATGGTTTTACCATCCCTCTGATTCTTACGGTTCATAGCTTTTGTGAAAGAGTCTGTAGTGATCTCAGCGGTGAAATCCTTACTTGCGATCTGCCGTAACAGTTCGTTTTGCTCTTTCAGAAGTTCATTCTGACGGGCAGTAGCGTCATACATACCCTCACGAACTCCATCAGCAATAGAATCCTGACTTCCACCTGTAAGCCCTGCTCTCACCTTGTAAGCCAGAGTGTCCATCCACTCCGTATGATTCTCCAAAGGAAGAACTGCTTCACGTCCTGCTTCACCGCCGCCTAGCATGGTGTTACCCATCATGCCGAACAACTGTGCCCCTTCCAAGATACCTCCGGTCTTATACCAAGACACAGAGAAGTGAGGGATGGATGGTGGGTTCAAACTAAAGTTACCGTAGATACTAAAGTGCGGAAGTTTGATAGAAGGTAAACTCCAATGGAAATTGAAGAAAGACTTCATACGGTCAATGCCATCCTTGACGGCATTTTTCGCACTGTTGATCTTATCGGAAATCGTAGTCTTAATATTCTGGAAGCTACTGCTTGCATTGCTTTTCAAGGTACTCCAAGAACTTCTCAGGCTGCTGTTCAGCGTACTCCATGTAGAACTTGTATTGCTCTTAATCTCATTCCACTTCGTAGAAATGGTAGATTTCAGAGTAGACCAAGTAGAACTTGCCGTACTCTTCACACCAGACCATGTAGTACCCAGACTTGACTTGATTCCAGACCATACAGTAGAGGTGTTCGTTTTCACGTTGCCCCAAGCTGTAGAAATGGTAGACTTCAAATTCGTCCAAGTAGTTCCTGCTGTAGTTTTCACGTTCGTCCAAGTGGTACTCAGGTTGGACTTGATATTGCTCCAAACTGTAGAAGTATTAGACTTCACGTTAGACCATGCAGTGCTGATAGACGTTTTGATGTTCGTCCAAGTGGTACTTGCCGTGGTCTTAACATTCTGCCAAGTATTCCCCAGAGTGGTCTTGATGTTCTCCCAAGTCTGACTTGTGTTTGTCTTGATCTCACTCCATTTCTGAGAAATGGTAGTTTTCAATCCCGACCAAGTTTCAGAAGCTTTAGTCTTAATACCGCCCCAGATTCCAGAGATTGTAGAGGAAATTTTACCCCAGATATCCCCGGCAGTGGTTTTGATATTCTCCCAAGCACCAGAGAGAACGGACTTGATCTGACCCCATTTTTCAGAAGCCGTAGACTTGATCTTGTCCCAAGCATCAGAAATCTTATCTTTGATTCCGATAAGGAAATCTCCGATAAAGGAAAGAACATTTCCAATGCCATCCTTGATACCCTTTAGTAAGCCCTCTACGATATATCCACCCTGTTCAGCCATAACGGTTGAAGGACTGTGAATACCAAACGCAGACTTGAAGCCATCAATGAACGGCTTGAATACATTGTCATAAATCCAAGTGCCAATACTCTTGACACCTTCAACGATACCTTTACAGATACCCTTTACCCAGTCGATACCCGTTTTCTTCGTACCGTCATCATTCGTGAGGTACTTCTGGAAATATCCGGTGATATCCTTCCAGATATCAGATACGATAGTAGCAATAAAACTTACTGCTGCACCCATAGCAGTACCAAGTAGTTTGAAGAAAGACTGTGCCAGAGAAGCAAAGTCAATACCTGCAATACAATCCTTAGTGTTCTGCCACAGTGCGTGTGCTGCACCACTCCAATCAATCCCGGCAATCCATTCCTGCATCTCATTGAAAGCACCCCGGAGGAAATCTCCGAAACTCTTTCCAACCAGTTTCCAATTCAGACCTCCAAGTGCCCCTCTCAGGAAATCCAGACCCGCTGTAAATCCCCGGACAAGCAATCGTCCGACAAAGGTAAAATCTATCTCACTCAATGCTGAATTAAGGAACTCAGCTACATGATTACCTAGATTCTTAAAGTCAGCCGTTTTCAAGAACCAGTATGCTGTCTGCACAGCACCGTTGATTCCATATCCAACCTTCTTACCGAAGCCCGCCCAGTCAATACTATCCACGATCTCATTGAATTTATTGCCAAGGATCGTACCAAGTTCTTTCCAGTCACCTGCTTCAAATGCTTCTTTCAGCTTGTCAGCAAATTCGCTGATAGAGTTGTCAATCGGTAATTCCTCAAACATCGAACCATAGTCCGGTGTAGAAGCACCACCGCCACCACCTCCACCTCCACCGCTACCAGAACTGTCCTTATTCTTGTCACCAAGAATGTTCAGTTCATCGAAACCAAGGGTGTATCTCTTGATTTCATCAGCGGCTTTCTTTGCTGCCTTAGAAGCTGTGCCTGCGGCATCCTTCGCTGCACCACCGTAGGTAGCTGCAACCTTCTTAGCTGCCGTGTAGGTCTTAGAACCTGTGAGTCTTGCAAACAACTGATTCAGAATGTTGAACAGTGCTACAACCTTACCGATCACAAAATCAATCGCAGGTGCAAGAGCGTTAATCAAAGGTGCTGTCATAGCACCCATGCTGTTCTTCAAATACTGTGCGTTCGTAGCAAGAGAGTTCATGCTATTCGCAAAAGTACCGCCCATCAAAGCACTGTAGTTGTACAGATTATTGATACCGTCCTTGAAGCACTGCGTAAGCTGAGACATTGCGAAACGGATCATTCTGTATAATGCAATACGCTTGATAGAAGAAAGGAAACTTCCTAAAGCACTTGTCGCATTGTGTACCTTAGAAGTAAAGGCGTTCCCAAGGGAAGAAGTAACTTGCTTCATTCCTGCCGCCAGTTTAGAACCAAGGTTTGTTGCAACCGCTTTGATGGTTCTTCCGAAAGCACCCAGAATACCGCCAGACTTCTTGAACTCTGAGTACATAGTCCTGAGACTTCCAAGTGCCTGTCCAATCTTATGAGGTAGGCTTCCAATCTGCTGCCCTACATAAGAGATACCTGTTAGACCACCGATCTCACCGATGACCTTCTTGACACCAGACAGTGTCGTTCGTGCCATACCTGCGGATCGTGTCACTTCCTGTAGCTGACTGTCAGCATGACTCATGCCATTATCAGCACCGCCAGTATTGCTCACGTCCTCAGTCTGTGTACCGCTATGGGACGTTGATCTTCCAGACGAAGCAGGCTCAGTGTTAATGTCTGCCGGGTTCGGTGTTCCCGATCCTGTACCGCCTGTGTTCACCTGCGGAACACGGACATTCTGTAGACCCTGCATACCCTGTAAGGCTCTGCTCATGCTTTCCATACGATCAATGTCGGACTGACTGATACTCTTCATTGCATTTCCGATTTCAGAGATTCTCTTCGGTACAGATGCAGGAATCTTGATATTACCTGCTTTGTTAAGAGATTCCATTGCTTTACCAAGGCTTTCCAGTTTGTCTGTATGCAGTCCACTCAACGCCTGATTCAGTTTTTCAAGCTGCTTAATAGAACCGTTCAGATTCGTACCACCCTTGATAGCAGATTTCAGATTCTTAAAGCTGTTTGCCAGTTTATCAATACCGTCAGCACCCTTATCAGATTTTGCTTCTACTTGAAATTCAAGACCTTCAATCTCAACACTCATTGTCTATTTCCCCTCCTTCCCTCTGTTTTTCTTCAAATCGTTTATTAAATTCAACCATCCATGCTCTCATAGCATCCTTGCCGTTCTTCATCTTCTGCTGATTCTGACGTTCCTCAGTTTCCTTGATAGCTTCTATCGTGATAGGGATAGGCTCTTTCATGTATGGGAACGGCTCATGTTTCTCACTCAGAGGATTGAATACCGGGGAAGCATCAACTAATGCTTCATAGATATACATACCCTGCATCCAGTGGTTGAAGTTCTGTCTGTCTAAATCTCTTTTGTGCTTATCCCGGTAGAACTTAACCATTGCTGCATCCCCATCCCAGTAATCGTGATAGGTCATACCGATGGATAAGTAATACCCGCACTCTTCCTCAAATCTTTCCGTGTAACGAAAAGAGGACGGACGGTTGTTATCACGCCCGTCCCCGTCATTGTCGGTGGACTCCCCCGTTACCACGAAGTCACCCACTCCACGTTTCCCGTCTTTTCATCCGGTTCGTCCATCAGAGACATAATCGGTTCGTTGTACATCTCTGCAAGTTTACCGATAAGACTCTCTTTGTTGGGCATACCCGCAAAAATCTTATCAATATCCTCCTGCTTCACGAACCTGTGATGTGCCTTAAAAGCACCTGCAAACAAAGCAGGAAGAAGAGTCATCGGACGCTTTTCAATGTCATCCGCAACAAACCCTTCCGCTTCCATCTGCTGAATAGTACGTCTGGTGTATTCCAGTGTGTAGTCCTTACCTTCGTAGGAAAAAATAATCTGTTTAGCCATTGCTCTTATCTCCTTTAATTCTTAAAATTAACTGTTCTTACTCTTCCTTGATGACCGTAGACGGTGCAATCGTGATAGACATACCGACTACCTCATTGACCTTACCGCCAGTCACATGAACGGAAAGCTGACCGTCAAAGGAAAACTTACCGTCAGTACCAGTAGGGGTCACAGTACCGTCCTCATTGTCAGTACCGCCAAACCATACGGCGTAACCGTCAGTCTTACCTTCCAGTTTCTTTAACGCCTTGTACGCTGTATGATCGTAGTTCGCCGGGAACTTCAAACCTTCGTTTCCAAGAATACCAAGGATGTAGGTTTTCATACGATCAGAAGTTGTGGTTGTTTCCAGAAGTTCCGGGTCAGAACCCAGATCAGGGAACTCCGTAATGTCCACAAGTTTCTCATAGGTAGACTCTTCCTTTTTGTGCATAAGAAAGGTCTTAAATGTACTAATAGCCATTGCTCTTTACCTCCTGTAAAAATTTTCACCGTCCGTTGCTGCTGAGTAACGGGCAATGATTCTGTATATGGTTGCGTCCTCCAAGTTCGGGACTGGTGTAAATGCCAACCGCCTGAAATTCATGGAGAACATCTTTTCATCAATAGCTTTTGCTATGGATTTACATTCCGTTTTCTTACCCTCAGACTTGTTTGAGTACACATTAATCTCAAACATTACAAGGGACATAGCTTCCTTACCGCTTGTGTCCTGCTTGTCAGCAATCGTGCTGTTATCACTCTGAGTAATACTCACATGAGGGAAAGAAGAAGGGGTCTTTGTATATTCGCCCGCTACGTTGATTCCCGGAAACTCTTCACGAAGCATCCTAACAATACGGGTATAGACCTCATTTTCACAATCAATCATCTTCGATACACCCTCCTTGCTATTTCCTCAAACTTTTCTTCCAGTTCACGAACTGTATAATACATACTCATGTTTGCAGGATTACCATAGGTATGAATTTCTCCTGCGTGTTTCCCGGTGGCTATCACCTCACCGTTTGTACCGGGATCACCCTGATATCTCCATCCTTTTTCAAGCCGTCCTAAGTGGTGTCCGTAACCGCCATGCTCAAAACCGAACTTCCCTGCTTCCGGGTGGGAATCAGGATATTTCACACCTGTACCGAACTCAATGAAAAGAACGGAACTGCCTATAGCCACTACAGCAGCTTTATTCTCTCCCCTGCTTTCAACCGATACCGAAACGTCATTCGTACCATCGTAGGTAGCTGACTGAAACTTTGCTCTTGAAATCTGCATCCCTTCATCGGCAAGGGCTTTTACAAATTCCTGCGTCTTTTCTTTCAGCCACTTCTTATAGTCCTCTAATTCCTTTATCGCATTGTCTATGCTCTGTTCGGTAAGCTGAACTTTGATAACCTTGTTACTCATGAGACTTTCACCTTCGATACTGCATAAGAGATCGTGTTAAGAGACTTCGCAACCCGTTTCACGGTATAGTCGAAAGCAGGCTTACCCTGCCGATAACCCGGCTTACTGTCCACAAACAGGACTGTGTTTTCGTCTATCGGACAACTCATGTCATCCGTAATCAGAACCTTGTCATAACTGTCCAAGTTACCGAACATATTCACCTGTGCATACCCTGTAGCGTGTGACACACTGCACATCAGCTTCACAGGTCTTTCATACAGAACCCTGTATTCACTTGTCTCATTCCCATCTTCATCAAGAAGAGGTTCTTTTCCCTTATACAGACAGTAGTAGATTGCCGTCTGATTCCGTTTCATCAGTCTCATTACAGCACCCCCGCTACTGGTGTAATTGCTCTAAGGAGAGAAGGTGGGATATCTCCGTCCTCATAAGTACGAGACACTCCGTTCTCACTGTGGCTTACTTCACCCTCTGCTCCACGTTTATTTATCATGTACGCTGCAATCTCTACATGGACTGCATCATATTTCATCGGTACTTTGCTGACATTCGCATACGGATATGCTCTTTGCAGTACCACCTTCTCAGCAAGACTGAGGTAAGTGGACAGTACGTCTTTGTCCTCTTCGTCAGTCATACTTTTCAGCATCTTCAACTTCATGTCGGTAGTCATACCGCCCACCTCCTTTACTCTTTACTGATTAAGCAGTTGCCTTTCCGATATCCGCAGCGTTAGCCACATAAACAGAACGGCTGTATGCAGGCTTCTCAAAGGTAGTAGAAATACCTGTGAACTTACCGTGATACCATTCAGCACCATGATCCAGACCGATCTGACCGAAAAGCTGATACTTCTCACCTGCACCAGTCTTAGCAAGCTGTTCAAGGAAGAAGTTACCCTTACCCGGAACAGGCTGATATACAGGTGCAAGCACATCAAGGTTCAGAAGCAGTGCTGTACCCGCAGGTAAACACTCACCCAGATGCAGATAAACAACACCGATCGGAGTTACCACACTGGAAAGAGAGATACCATTGATCTCACGGGCAGCAGGTACGATAGTAAGACCATTCTGAACAGCATCAGCATTGATCTGGAACAGCGTCACAGCGTCACACCAAAGAACAAGTCCCTCAGTAGGGGCGTTCGCACCATAAATCTTCTTAACCATGTCTGCAATATCCCAGAGTCCCAGAGGTTTCTTATTCATTGCCATAGTGTTAGAAGTAATTGCCGGGATCAGACCTCTGGTCTGGTTGGCATCGTCATCACTGGTTGCCTTGTGGTAAACACCGTTGATAAAAGTGTACTCGATATCACGGTTCACCTTCTGAATCTTAGCTGCAACCTGAAAATCCAGTTCGGAAATCGGGTTCGCCTGCTGATTCGCAACGTTGATACCGGAAAGAGTACCCATGTTGCTCTGCTTACCGTAAGAGATACCTACAGACTCCTGAAAAATCTGAGTCACGTTAGTTTTCTGCTCACGGGTAGTAACAGAAGCGTCCGGTGCAGTAAGAGACTGATTCTCAGTAATCTTCGGCTGAGAACCGTTACCACCGGAACTGTATTCCTGACCTGTCACGAACTCTACATGATTGGTAGTTTTGGCTTTAGAGCCGATAATAGAACTAAGCGGGGTTTTAACATTACCCTTGTTAAAAAGCATACCGGAGTAGTTCAGGACTCCGAAGCTAGTTGCAAATACGTCTGCCATTGTTCATTCACTCCTTTATTATTCTGTCTGATCGGCAGCGTCCTGTGCTGCCAGACGTGTATAGTAGGCAACTGCGGTCAAATCTCCGCTTGCCTGTGCTTCTTCGATTTTCTTCTGATAGTCCATGCCACCAGTATTCTCAGAACCCGCAGCAGGTCTGGGAGTACCCTTCATCTTTTTGGCAAGAATATCTTTCTCACGGGCTTCAAGGTATTTAGTCTGATTCGCCATAACCTTGTCCATGTCACCATCTACCATTGCTGTAGCAGTGTCATCAGCAAGTTTTTCATCATAGCCCATAGCCAGAAGTTTTGCTTTCTTTTCTGACAGTGCCATAGAACGTTTGAGGTCTGCGTTCTCCTGTGTCAGCTTATCCATCGTTGCTTTCTGTTCAGCGGCAGCAGCTTCATCCTCACTCTGCTTACCTCTCAACTGTTTCTTGTAGTCAGCAGCTTCCGAATTGGCTTTAGAAAGCTGTGCTTTCAGGCGGTTCACTTCCGCTTCATTGTCTTTCGCTCCTGCACCCGCACTCTGCAATGCAGTGGAAATCTCTTCCTCAGTCATACCTTCCTTATAGGCATCCCCAAGCAAATCACTTAAATAACTCATAATAGTCCTCCTTGCGTTTGTAGGTGTTCCCTCACCATGATTTCCGTTTTATCCTCTTGTCTGAGTTTGCGTTTTGTAGGTGTTCCCTCACCATGTATGTAAAGGAAGCAGATCACTCTTCCTCTGCATCAATGTGTAGTTCCACGGTGCATCGGCAGTTCACATTATTCTCAGCTTTTGTAAACCCTCCGGGGTAAGCTGCATGATCTCCGTCAAATGTCCAGAACTCTTCGTCCAGAGACACCGAAGCACCTTCCAGATAACGATGCGTTTCCCGCACCTTGTCATCCATAACCGTGTACCAATTCTTTGTCACCCCATATCCAACACTGGATTGGTACTGGTGTCCTCCATCCAGAACCGCAGCGTTGTATACTCTGTGAAATTCAGATTCAGCAAGAGTCTGTAGCCCCTGTAAATCTCCTGAGAGGACATGATCTGCAACCCTGTCCTCAAATGTCTTACCGTCAATCACCAAGTAGATGACTTCATCCATGCTTCTCACATCCACGGTCAGATCATAAGCAAGCATCTCCGAAGCGGCTTGTACGCCCTTGCGGTAGGCATTTATGAGCAGTGACAAAATGTCATCTGCTATTTGACTGACCTGTACGGTCTGATCCTCTGTAGTTTCGGAAGCGGTGTTATAACTGACAGCGGTAAGGGCATTGATTTCATCAAACGCCAGAATGTAATTTGAAAGTGTCTTTTTATTCATGACAAAATAAAAAGGGACTATGAGTTGTTACACTCACAGTCCCATTGGACTCACCAGAACCTTTGTCCCGGCGTTACTCTTTCATCTTCATTTTTCGTTTGATTTCTACAATGGTGATCTTACCCTGCTCAATCAGTATTTCCACTCTGCTCCCGTGTTTCAGCAGACTTTCCATCTGCTCCACCATTTCCTTCGTTATTACCGGAGTCATCGTCATTTCCCTCCTGTTTCATTCTTTGCTGTTGCTCAAACAACTCTTGTGCCTTTTGCTCCTGCTCCTCTGCATATTCAGCACTTAATGTGTATGCAAGGTCAGAATCTACAAACAATCCACAATGCTCAAAAGCAAGACGTGGATGGATTTTGTTATTTTTCAGCATCAGATCAAGCACCTGTGCCTTTTGAAGAATGTTTTCGTAGTTCCTTCGTGTGAACCGGATTTCTACGTTGCATACCTTCAAGTCCATATCGGCAAGAGTGCGGCAGATGTTCAGAACCACCTTCAAGAAAATTCTCTCAGACTTCTTAAACATCAACTCACTGTCCTTTGCTCTGGCTTCGGCAGCAGACCAACCATCACGCATGATGACGGCAGAACCCGTATCAGATGTAGAAGAACCGCCATTACGGTTCGGCATACCACAGATGGTAAGCACTGTCTGATACATATGGTCTACCAAGGTCTGAGTCTCACCCTGATTGAGATTACTTACCAGATAGTTAATCTCAGCTTTCAACTGGGGATCAATGTCTTTGAACTTGATAGCCCCTCTTTCCCGGAGTTCGTCAAAATCTTCGGAACTGATATCTACGTTGTGGAATAGCATCAATGCCTGAATGAACTGCTCCACTCCATCCAAACGGTTACTGTCTGTCAGGTTGATTGCATCCAGAAGTGGGATAACCAGTTCAAAAGCACCGATCCTTGCCATATTCAGTGGATATTCAATAATCGGAATCTCACCCAGAATATGTGTATCATAGGAAACAACCTTCGACTCCACAATCTCAAAATACTCACGATCGGAATAGCAACTGTAATGTACCACTCCGTTTTCATCCACCACATACTTAACACCCAGAATTGGCTTGTTGCCTAAACCGTTGTTATAGACCACGAAGGTATTTCTGGGATCAAGAGTGTAGATTTCAAACGGTGATTCATCGTCCTCTCCCGCCATTTCATCCGGGAGTACCATACGGAAGGAAGTTCCGCAGATATGAAACCAGTCGGCAAGTTCCTTGTCCTTCGCAGGCTTTTCCTCTGCAAATACGAACTCGTTAAGCTGATTGATTGCATCGGCAATGTTCTCAGCGTTTCCTCTGGAAACATACTGTAGCGGCTCACCCATGAGGTAGCCAGACTTGAATGAGACAATTTCATTCGCACGATTTTCAACAATCTTGTTTGTGATCTCAGGTCTTACTTCCTTCACACGGTTAAGAATCGGCTGCCTGCCCTTGTAGTAAGACCACAGGTAACTGATCTCACTTCGGTTCTTCCAGTGGTACGGTAATGCTTTTCGCAATATCTGAACCACGTTACCAATATTCACTTCGGTTTCATCTGTCAGGATCATCCTTCGTCCGTTCAGATGTAAATAGGGTTCTACCACTGGTGACACCTCCTTCTTAATAATCTTTCTCTATGGTTTATTATAGCACTCTTCAATGGTTATTTCAAGTAATATTTAGGCATAAGCATTGGAGACTTTTTGGGAAAATTAAATCCTTCTGTCCATAATCTCAACCGTATTTCCGATCAGTCCTCTCAGTTCATTTTCAAGCAATGCAAGGGAGTCTGGTGCGTCATCGTGCGGCACTTTACCGGATCGGGTATAAGTAGTCACCTGCTTCAAGAAAGCTGCATACTGGCTGTTCCTTGCATACAGAGACGGATCTTTGAAATAGAACTTCTTTAAGATATTATCCGATGCGAACTCAATACGGGTCTGCTTATTGCTGATCGTCTGCTTCGTTCGGATATTGCACACATACTTCCTGTCAGTCAAAATCTGCTGCACATCACGGGCAAAATACTTACCTGCATTATTCGACTCAAAGGTACTGGCTACCACCTTGTTATCAATGAGTGCTTTTGCACATTCCGGTTTGGTTACTTCCGGTACAGAATCGTCAAAGACTACATCTACGATGTAGACCTCACTTCCGTATACCGCAGCAATCGGCATAGCACAGAAGTCATCTCCGGTGTCCGCAGTATCACAGACAGCAATGATACTGTCAGGATCACGGTCAATCGGCAGTTCAAAGTATCTGTTAAGACTCTTCTCCGGGAAGAGGATTCCTTTTGCTTCAAATGGCTGCTGCTGAAACTCAGACTCAAACTGTTCCTCAGAAAGCATCTCACGCTGATCCCTGAAATACTGAGTGGTAAAAACCTTCCTGCCCTCACGCATATACTCAAAGTTACTTTCATCTGTCACCGGATCAAGAGCAGGTGTCTCAATAATCTTGCATCGTTTTCCCTGCTTCTGCATCTCTTCCTGCAAGTGACCGATAGGATCATACAGAGAGTATCGTGTACCGCAGATGACGATAGGCGTACCCTCAATAGCACGTCCGATAATATCACCGGAAATGACCTCCCACTTGTCATCGAGTCTCTGACGGTTCTTTGCTTCCTCACGTCCTTCCACACAGTCATCAAGGTACAGAAGGTTGGTTGCTTCGGAAAGACCTACCTGACGGGCATCAATAGATCGACACATGACCGTAGGGAATCGGGATTTATGCAAAAGGTTGATGATCTTCGTGTCGGCATTGGTCTGGACAAGTTTGCTCTCCGGGAAAATATCATAAAAATGATAGTCACTGGGAAGAGTCAGATATTCCAGACAACCAAGATAGAACGATTTAACAAGGTCATCACCTGTACCTTCCATAAGTGTTGCTCTGTCCGGGTACTTACCGGAAAGCATATTCGTGAAGTTGATACCTAACTGGGACTTCCCGGCTCTCTTCGGCATGGAGATGGATAGGAAGTCCAGTTTCCCGTCAAGAATCTCCTGATATGCGTCTACATATCTTCTCAGATAATGACGGCGGGGCTGATAGAATTTCTTGTCAAGGGGCTTGCCGTACTCTACCGCCTGTAAATAATCATCGAAGAAATGTTGTGCCCCGAAAAGAAGTGACCTGAACATCAGATCATCAAACTCTCTGGCTTCGTCAAATTTCTGACAACTTACTGTCATCCGTAGTCCCCGTGAGATATGATTACGGAGTTCATGATTCCAAGCGTGTGCTGTCTGGAAGTCAATCTTCTCATACTCTCGGCAGACAGCAAACATTTCTTCGTAAGCCGACCTGTCAAGCGGATTCCTTTCTATAGCTTCATAAATCTTTTGTTTCAATTTCAAATAATTCATAATAACCTCCTGAGAATAAAAAAAAAGGACTGTCAAAACGACAGTCCCATTGGACAAACTGTAGCATCTCTACAGCCAAGTATTCAGTTAATCAATAAGTGGCAATCCGTTGTTATCCTTTAATCGTCCTCTCATGATTTTGATAATATCAAGCAGCCATCCTATAAACAGGAAGTTGAAGGTGAACATTGCAAGCAGACCTCTCATGAATCTTCCCACATAGAAATAGTGACCTCCGAACATTCCTGTAAAAATACAGAGTAATAACGCAGTCCTTTTCTTCTTATGACTGCTCAGATAAACACCTGTAGCCATACTTGATCCTCCTTATAAGTTCGCTAAAATTCTGAACGGTAATCTGAACATCCAAAGGATAGGCATGATTATTACATAGTACACGATCTTCATAGATACCCAGAACATCAATCGGAAGCACAGCCACATGAAATAGCAAATGCCCCACAGTAAATATAACATACTTATCCCTCACTTTCACCATCCAAAATCATCTCTTCATCTTCTGACTGTATGATGATCTGAAACTCCATTGCATCAGCCCACTTTATGAGTGTTTCTACAGTCATACCCATACCATCATTTCTTAGGAGAGTCTTACCGATACTGCCCTGACCGGAATAACCAAGTTCCTCAGCCAGTTTCCGTTGACTCCATCCTCTTTTAGAAAGCATGGTTTTTACACAATCTTTCACGGTCATAGCCGTCAGCCCTCCTTAATCAGACTTATTGGCGTATGCCTATCATGATAGACGTATGTCTATTATACTCCCTAACTTTTTATAGTATAGCCCTCTCTAAGAGAAGTTATAGCACTTAATAGACGTATGTCTATTTTTAATAGGCGTATGCCTATCATTTATTCTGAAATCTCAAATGTCTCACCAGTCGAATTGTCTGTAACAGTCAATGAACAATCCATCACCTTCAAGAAACGGATCAGCATAGAGATTTTCATATCACGATTAAGAGCCTGACTTACACCGGATTGGCTTTTCATCTCCATCTTCTCTCTCATTTCAGTCTGAGTGATCTCCTTCTGTGCCATGAGATTTTTAATTACTTCGTTAGCCTGCATTGTGCTACCTCCTTTCATGCTTACATGATATTATGATTTTATGATATTGTCAAGACCTTTTTAATTTTTGCGGAACTTTTGCACCTCACCCGCCCCGGCTGCCGGGGGTCTATTTCCCCCTCCGGGGGTATGCTGTCCCGGTGCTGCTGTCCTGTCACCAGATCGCAAAAATAATATCATGTAATCATGATAAAATGCTTGACAATATCATGTATATATGATATCATGTAAACATGATAAAGAGATAGCAACGACAACTAAATAATTATAGGTTGTCAATGCTGCTGTACAGCAGGCAAGCCGCCCGGTGTACAGATTGCACAAATTGATAATTGAATATAGGAGGTCAAGTATTATGTATGATTACAGAGAAGCAATGACAGAGGATGTAAAAGAATGGATCAAAGAAAACATTGATTTGACAGAGTGGACAGAGGACAGAGAAGGACTTGAGCAACAGTTAAATGATGATCTTTGGATAGAGGACAGCATAACAGGAAATGCAAGCGGTTCTTATTATTGTAACTCTTACAAGGCAGAGGAAAGCATAGCTCACAACTGGGATTTACTTAACGAAGCCCTTGACGAGTTCGGACAGAACAACATAAACGTTATTGAAAAGGGTGCTGAATGGGCAGATGTAACAATTCGTTGTTACCTTCTGGGGTCTGTAATATCCGATGTATTAGACGAGATGGAAGAAAACGGGGACTTTGACGAGTCCGAAGAGTAACACACGTTGTGGCGTGTATAAATAGCCAGTCAAGCCGCAAGCGTCCCGGCTCTGCCGGGGGTCTGGAAACAGAACACAATAGAATATAGGAGGTCTTGTATTATGAGAGAATACAGCTTTAGAAAGGATGGTTTTACTTTTGAGAGAGTCAGCAAGGCAACAGCCCGCCGGGTATTTAATAACAATATGCCTATTATGTTATGCCCTTGCAATTTAAGACCAGAAACCGGGTTATTTAGTACAGTAGTACAGAACGGGAAACATTTAAACACAACGTTTGAAACCCTATTAAATACGTTTGAATATTACAACTGTACAACCAACGAAACGGGACGTTATACAGCATTTTATATCCCGGTGACAGAGGTTGACCGCTTTACAAGTGAAACACCAACGGCGGCAACTCTGGGAACTGTAAAACAATATGATTATAACTTTATAAACTAGCCACAAGCCCCGGCAGCAGTCCGGGGCGTTGGTTTATAATGCAGCCGTAGGCGGTCACAAGCCCGTATAAATGCAGAGTGTAAACCAATATAGAAAAGGACGTGATAGCGTGAAAAGAGTCTGGAAAACACCAGAACTTGACTATTACAACCTTTATGCCGATATGCTACAACAGCCCCATTTACTAATTGCAGGGGCTACGGGCAGCGGTAAAAGCGTTGTAATAAATGGCATGATGACAACAGCACTAAAGGACAGCCCCGCCGTTGTACAGTTTATATTGATCGACCCTAAACGGGTTGAACTGGTGGACTATAAAGAACTGCCCCACACACTGCGTTATAGCAGTGAACCGGGGGAAATGGTACAAGCATTACAGGAAGCTATAACAATGACAGACAACCGTTATAGGGACATGGCACGGCAGCACGTCAAGAAATACGGCGGCGGTGCTGTGTATGTGGTTATTGACGAACTAGCCGACCTGATGACAACGAACAAAAAGCAAGTACAACCGATATTGCAGCGGCTCTGTCAGATCGGCAGAGCTGCAAACGTCCACGTTGTAGCCGCTACACAGTGCCCGTTGTCCGCTGTGATCCCTACACCGATAAAGGTAAACTTTGATAGCCGTGTAGCACTCAGAACCCGCAGCGGTCAAGATAGCCGTAATATTTTAGGCGTGACAGGTTGCGAACTCCTACCCCGATACGGTCAAGGCTACTACATGACCCCGGAGGGATGCAGGTTGTATAATATACCGATGTACGAAACAGAAACCCCGGACATAATAGAATATTGGAGAAAACAGAAACCCCGGATAGTATGGAATGGGTAGAACGCCCGCCCCGTATGATCCGGGGCTTTCTTTATGCCCTCAGAACGCACACACGTCCCGGCAGCAGGTCTTTCCTACACCGGGGCGTATTTCATTGCCTTATTTAATTTTATGGCTTTCTGCCCCTTCTGCGACTTCTGAGATTTCACCTTCTGGCACGTCTACAATGTCGGCATTGTCAAGATACTTCCTTGCAAGGGCTTCTGTGTCGGCACTATCACCTAACGGATTGTTAGGAGTCAGAACCATTTCTGTCTGATCCTTCATGCCGTCATAGTTCTTCTGCCAGAATATGCCAGTAACCGGATTGACCTTGCCATCCTGCATAAGTCCTTCCCTGTAAAGGGCACAGACTTTCTGCACCTTTTTGATAAAGTCGGTGCGGGCGGGGTTCGTTGTACAACGGTTGACCCACTCCCATGCAATACCCTTATCTATTCCTATCGCAGCATACGCAGCCTGATTGCCTATCTTCATATCGTACTTTGCACACGTTTCCAGATAGTGCATGAACCGTCTTTCCATCTCTTCTATGTCATTATAGTCCAACTTCTCAGACGGCATGATCTCCATAGTGAACTGAATCATCCGGGAGTTATACCCTTCTGGCAGATCAGGATTGTGACCCTGTACAATCGGGCTATTTTTTCTTGCTTTCTCCAAGTTCGCAGGGCTACTCTTCTGATACCCCGCTGTCCTTCTGGGCTTTCTGTCCTTCCCTCTCGTTCTGGGCTTCTTCTGTTCTTCTGCCATTCTTACCTACTCCTTTCTGCTCCTTCTCTTTCTGCTCTCTTTTCCATCTCTCTACATAACTTTCCATAGTTCTGCTCCTTTCTTACCTGTAGGGCTTGTAGGGTATTTTCGATTTTCGGTATAACTTTTCTTAGTAGGCGGTCTACTAGAGAAAGTTATAGCAAAATGATGAAATACCCTACATACCCTACAATTAACCTGTCGTTTTCATCATAATTCCGTAGTAAACAGCCACGCCGCCACTCACGGACTTCTGCTCATACCACTCAGGATGTGCCATCAACTCAGCATTGAACTTCTTCATGCTGCATACATAATAGCCGTTGCTCTTGCACCACAGCTTGTAATTATCATAAAGGGTCTTTGCTCTTGTCTTAACGTCATCCTGCTTCTGGCATTTCTCTTCAAGGTACTGCAATACCAGATCATTGTCTTTCTCATACTGCTTGACTACCTTCTGCATATTTGCTGACATTTTTAGACCAAACCTTCTGTACTTGAAGTACCCGGCAACCAACCATGTGAAGATACCCCGCATTGCTTCCGGTGACTCAAAGTAGTCCTTCAAGCCTTTGTCCTGTTCGTCATCATTGAAATGCCTGTTAAATTCAATAACACGCACACGATCAGAAGCAAACAAGGATTTATCTTTTACAGCAGGTAGGTCATTACAAGACAGCCACATTGTAAACTGCGGCTTGAAGGTAATTGCTGTCTGATACAACTCACGGGCGGTAATTTCTTCACCACCAGTAAGCTGCTTGATGACTGATTCATCCAACTTCCCGGCGGTGTCTGACTCACTCATAGTAACCATTCGCTTACCTTTCAGCTTTGCCAGTACCGGACTTGCTGCTTCTGCGTTCTTTGCTCTGTCACCACGGCAGATCAATTCTACAGGTGTGACCGTAGAGTAATCACCAAGCAAGTGCTGAATTGCATCAAGCATGGTGGACTTTCCGTTTCTGGTGGTCTTACCATGCAGGATAAACATACACTCTTCCTTAGATGTTCCAAGGATGGAATAACCCAAGGCACGTTGCAGGTAGTCCGCTTTGTCCTTGTCGTTCTGCGTTACTTCCTTGATAAACTGTTCCCATCTGGCACACTTCTCTTTCTTCACACCGTATTCAAAATTGGTCTGCATTGTCAAGAAGTCATTCCATTTATGCTCACGGAATGTCAATGATTCCAGATCATAAGTACCATTCTTACAGTTAATCAGGAATGGGTGCGTATCAAACTCTGCTGCTGCAATCTTCAAGTTGTCGGCTGCATCCTTCATGAGTCTGTCACGGAAACGTCTGTCACCCATCTTACCGACAAAAGCCATGTACTGTTTACGCTTATCTTCGTCCGGGATTTCTCCGCAGTAGAGTGCCATGATCCTGACAAACTCTTTAATCTTATTGGACACAAGCAATGATCCTACATCCTTCTGCCACTTGCCACCGTCATAGGTGTACCATGACTTTGCTTCCGGGCAGTACCGGGTGTCATGATCGTAACACTCTGAAAAGAGGTCAGCCATACCCGCTTCATCCCACGAATACCCTGTAGAATCTTCCTGATAGGAAGTCTCAGGGTGATGTTCTTTAATATATGTTAACTTTTCTGAAATCTCTACCGATGTTACATAGCGTCCGTTGGACAACTGAAATAATTCATCTTCCATTGTTCTTTCTCACCTCCTTCTGTTGATAGTCTTTACACTTCGGGGTACACTCATAGCACAGATCATATTTAATTTTGCAGCAGAGTCCCCAGTCACCGCCACCTATGAAGTTCTCACAGGTGACGCAAGTATCTGTAGGTATTACACTCTGCTGTTCCATTTTTCAATTACCCTTTCTATTGCATGACTGCCTTTATTGCCACATCTGCTCGGCATATCAATCAGTGTTTCTGTATGAATACCGCATTTTGTACACTGCACTTCTACACCATTGTTGACAAATAATCGTGCATCCCCTCCACAAAACGGGCATGATTTCAATTTCATATCCATAGTTACCTCCTGTATCTGCTTATGCTTTCTGCAATGATCTGTAGTTCTCTGTCTGGAAGCGGTGGCTTGCACACTTCTTTGTTGACTCTCTGCAATTCCTGATAAATCTGCATCGGAGTGTACCCAGTGTTGTGCAATGCACCTGCCAGACTGGTAAGAGAAATGTTTCTGCCGCCGTCCGGGATTTCCGGGTAGTCCGGTCTGACAAAGATTCTCCCACCCGTAGGCTTCGGAAACTTAGGAGAATAGATACGCTGTACCATATTTGAATTGCTCCCGGTCTTTTCTGTCTCTTTAAAATACTTCTCCACTACATAGTCAATAGCTTCCTGATTATCAATGATCTCAGGGAAGATCAGCACCTTCCCGGTCATGATAAAGAACCTTCTTGCCTGATAGATTTCTACGCCTGCAAGATTGTTCTTACCTGAGAACGGCAGCTTGCCACGCATGAGGATATGTACTCCACGTCCACTCCGGGACTTCTCTGTGTATGAGTGGCAGGCTTGCATAATATCTGCACACAGCGGGGTCATAAGACCGTCCTCAAAGCCTGCATCAATGTCAATGCCTACAATGTTCTGATCGGCAAAAACATAACCAATGTGGTCATAGTGTCCGTTCTCCACCGCCCACTCAGCCTGCTCAAAGGTAGACCAAGTGTCCGGTGCGGTGGATGAAGCGGCTTTTCTTTCAAATGCTCTCATGGGAACTTTTGAACCGTCCCAAGCACACACCCACTGATTCTGATTCTTTAATTCTTCTGGTATTCTGGAATAGTCCATCTGTTCCCACGCTCCTTACTCTGTAATCAATTCGCTGTGTGGTAGTGATTCGATGAAATGACTGAACGTATGCCATTCATCAAGTTTATGGTTTCTTCGTGCATGATAGATGTTCTTCAACACTGCATAATTAAGCTGCACGGTACGCTTCTGGTTGTAAGATGACGGCAAAAGCTGAATCATCTGCCACCAGTCACGCTTGTCCTTCTGACTAAGGAAGTCCAGTCTTGCATTGTTCAGTGCATCCACTACCATCTTCATGATAATAAGATTAGTCTGAGACAGGTGATCCGTGGAGAAATCTTCCAAGGTAAACTCTTTTGCCTGAATCTTGTGCATTGTGCTACACGAATTTGCGACTGTACCCACCTTGTAGGTGTCAAATTCTTTCCACCAATAGAGAGGTGCTTCCACATCTACCGTGACGTTAATCATTCTCAGGAACTTCCCGTGATCGTTACCTGCTGCCGCAAGTCTCTTCATGAGAGAGAGGTCATTTTCTCCTACTGCATAGCAAGCAAATTCTGAACAATCGTGTTCTTTCGGATGACAAATACCTTCACGATCAATAATTCCACATTTTCCACAATCTACAGCAGGATAACTGTCTGATTTATCCCATGAGTTCATAGGATTTCTCATACCTCTAATTGCAGCTTCCCACCCGTAGGTTTCTGCCTTTGAAATTCTAATCATGATTCATACCATCCCTTCTGCGAACTCTCATGTAGTCTTTGTAATCCAGACCATTCATCTTCGTTGCTGTATGCAATGCTCTCTTCTTTGTGCCGTATGTGCCGGGGATAGGCTCTTTACAGCCTACCTCCGTGACATACCATCTACTGCTACCGTGTTCTTTGTGTACTTCGTACTTCATAACCATAGTCTTTGCTTTCCTTTCCAATCGGTTAATAACCTGTTCGGGATCAAGGTCACAAAGGGAATGAAACCATTGTGACCGGAAGAACCTTCGGCACTCGTCCACGTTACAATCTGTAGTCGGTGACTTAAAGCCCGCCAGTAAGTCAACGTAATCAATCGCAGCTTGCTCTATGATCCCGAACTTGAGATTATCAATCCCTTTATCTGTCATACCTTAACCCTCCATTACATTGACTTTCTCTCAGCAATCTCAGCCATTTTTGCAGCGTTCAGACGGGTATCACCGTGAACTCTACTATAGGACAGATAGCCATTCATTCTATCAATCTTCGTGAGGTTGGTACTGCCACACACCGGGCACACATCCATCTCTAACTCTTCATGACCGCAATCATCACAGTATGCCAGAGACAGGTTGACTCCTTCGTAATAGCCTAACTCCATTGCTCTGCATACCAGAGTCTTGACAGCGTTCCGGTTGTAGCTGATCGGATATCTCACATACTGAATCTTACCGCCGTTGCAGAGATTCCAGAAACGTCCTTCCAAGTCTTGCTTCTGAATCGGTGTGATATCTTCTGTGACGTGACAGTGAAAGCTATTGCTTACATAGGGTCTGTCTGACACATTCTTAACTACTCCGTACTTCTTTCTGAACTGCTCCACCTGCAAACCACAAAGGCTTTCAGCAGGTGTACCGTAGATTGCATACAACCATCCGTCAGCTTCCTTGTACTCATTGACCTTATCGTTGATGTGCTGCATGACTTCCAGTGCAAATGTACCATCTTCCGCAATGGACTTGCCATTGTAAAGTTCTTGCAACTCATTGAGTGCTGTGATTCCGAAAGATGCCGTCATAGGTTTGAGAAGTGATTTAATCTTGTCCGAAGGTTTCAGATGCCCTCCGTAGAAACCGCCTTCACAATAAGCAATCGGGTTGGTACTGGCTTTCATCTCTCCAAGGTATTCATAAGTACGCTTGTGAATATTGCGGATCATTTCAAGGTAGAAGTCCAAAACCTCATAGAAGTCCTTACCCTCTTCTCTTGCTTTCGCAAGAATCATAGGCAGATGCAGACTCACTGCACCAATATTGAAACGTCCTTCAAAGATAGGCTTATCATCTTCGTCTGCCGGGTGCATACCGCCACGCTCATACCACGGACTAAGGAAAGCACGGCAACCCATAGGGCTTACCACTCTGCCATATTTCTTGTACATCTCAGCCACATAACCGTCACCTGTAAGAGACAGCCAGTCAGGGTACATAGTCTTGCAGCTACAGTCAATCCCGGCTTCAAATACATCTTCGTTGATACAGCCTTCACCGTGAAGATTCTTGTCATACAGGAATACCAGTTTAGGGAAAAGGACTGGCTTCTTATTTCCCGGCTTACCCTCACCTGTCATGTGAACACGCAGGAAAGTCTTGCTTGCCATCTTACCGAAACAATCTGTAGCCAGACCGAAGGTCATAGTGATAAATGGATAGTCACCACGGGATGATCCCACAGTGTTCAGCTTCATTTCAATTCCTTGAAATCCCTGTTCAAAATCTCTTTCTACCTTCTGCATAGCCCATTCATGAACTTCCTGCGTGAAGGTCTGCTGATTGCGAATTTCCATGTATTCATCCACATACTTCTTATAAGATTTTTCAGCGTAAGGTGCTGCCAACTTGTCAACTTCCGGTACTGTAAATCCTCCGTACTGCTGACTTGCGGTTGCGAGGATGATATCACCCAGTACATCAAAGAACACATCAAGCGTTTTCGGTTCGTTGTACCAGATATTTCCCATCTCAAAGCCACCCTTCATAACCTCATTGACTCTGAACAAACAACAGTTCATAGTGTCCAGTCTTGCGGACTGATCGTGAATGTAAATGTAACCGTCCCGGCAAGCCTGCAACTCTTCCTGAGTCATGAAGAACTTACGGTACAGACGCTTATTCAGTTCGTTGAAGATCAAGCAACGCTTTGTAGCCACCAGTGCTGAGTCCGTGTTTGCGTTCTCTTTATCTCCCTGAAATCTAACAACCTGCGATTTCTGGAATACCCTGTCTAACACATGAACAAAGTCCTGCTTATAGTTTCTGTAGTTACGATAGGATGTAGCAATCCGTGGATCGTACTTATCAAGTACCTGTTCCACAATATTGTGCATCACGGCAACCGGGATATCAGTAAGTCCTTTTTCTTCGATCACTTCCAGTACCGAACCAACGATTTCATGAAATGCTGTATCATCCAGTGTAATCATGACTCTGGAAGCAGACTTGTTGACAGCGTTTACGATCTTTTCACCGTCAAACTCTTCCAGTGTTCCGTCTTTCTTAATTACTTTCATGTAAGACCACTTCTCCTTTCTGTAATGATTTTTGTACGTCAATCACTCTCTGATTGGTACTGCCCGCCCAGTGATAATTGACATCCTTCAACTCTTCTTCAAAGCGTCCATCCACCAGTACGTCTGCATACTTGACTGCTGCAAGCAGATATTTGTTTGCAAGAATCTGTTCCCATGTATACCCGGTGTAGACCCATATTGTTTTCTTCGGAAATCTCTTCTGTACTGCTTTCATGATGGAGAATACTGCTCCACGGTTCTGCGGGTGAAGCGGATCACCCCCGGAGAAAGTAATACCTGCCACATACGGTTTTTCCAGTGCTTTCATGATTTCATTAAAAGCTCTCTTATCAAACACCAAACCGTCATCAGGATTCCATGTAACCGGATTCTGACAGCCCTTGCAGTGATGTTCACATCCTGCAACCCAGAGGACTACCCGGAGTCCGTCACCGTTATTCATGTCATCCTGAGTAATGTTGTGATATCGCATTAGATATCTCCCGGCTTACGATGCAGAGAATTTTCTACTGTAAACCCTTCTGGGTAACGGGCTTTCAGCTTGTCAATATTCATCTGCATGACTGTATCAATATCCGTTCCCAGTGCATTACACGCTTCTGCGATCATCCAGAGACAGTCACCAAGTTCCTTTTCCATGTGTTCAAGGTTCACTTCATGTCCCTGATATTTCTTTTGCAAGATTCCTGCAACCTCTCCTGCTTCACTGTTCAGACCGAACACGGCATGAAACAGTCTATCTTCTTTCTGATCGTAAGGAATACTGCAAGTTCTAATTGCAAGTTCCTGATATTCTTTACCTGTCATGATTTAGTCCTCCTTATTCCTGTGTGATACAGGTGTTGGTGAGTTTGCCATAAACATCCTCATACATCTCCTGCTTATCTCCGTTAAAAGTATACTCAGCGTAAATACCATCACCACTGATTGTGGTAGATGCAAGGCATTTGTAATTCTGTAAAGTCTTGCAAGACCAGACTACAAACACATTGCTCATATCAATGTCAACTTCCGGTCTATTCTTGTGATACCATTCCACCAGTTTTCTCTTGCATACACTCTGAAAGTGATCCATACCTGTAATAATCATGATTTAGTCCTCCTGTTTCCACTCTTCTTTAGTCGGTGCTTCCTTATCTTCTCTGCCTGCACCAATAACTGCTACACAGATCAGGAAAATCTGACCTGTAATAAAACCTCCGATAAATCCAAGTAATGCTCCCATAGTAATTTCTCCTTAATCCTTGTGAGTAACTTTGACACCGTATTCAGGAAGGAAGTTGATTTCATAATGGTACTTGTCAACATTTGCACCGGAAATATCTTCCACTACATACATCGTGTCATCGTTCAGATATACAAAATGTTTCTGATACTTGCCATCTCCAACCTCACAGATAACTTCCAGTTCGTTGTCTAAATTATTTCTGAGAGAAAATGTACCTTCCATTTCAAGCAAGATCGTATCGGTTCTGGCATTGATTACGGTCAGTTTACGGGTTACATTGAAGTTGTCAGCTTCTTTACCGATGTTATACGAAACCTGTTCTGATTCTGTACATCCGGTCATAAGCACTGCCATCATAAGTGCGGCAATTACTACAGCAACTACTTTCTTCATAGTGCTTCCTCCTTAAATACCTTTGATTCTGGCAGCCATCATGTCTGCCGTGTGAGTCCACAGGACGTTAGGAAATTTCTCAATAGCCTTTCCGTACTTGTCCCAGTTTTCCTTGTCATCGAACGCTCCCATATGCCATCTGATACACGCTTTCTCTTCCTCAGTCACACCAATGTCATTTGCTTCCAGAAGTACCAAAGACTTCTCACCGTGACCGGGAAGGGTGACATTCGGGTTGTAGCTGTACGTTCCATCTCCGTTGTGAATGTAGTTGTCACACTTGCAAAGATCATGGAACATTCCTACAAAATAGGGACTCTTTCTGCTGTTCCAGTGAAGTTTCAGATGTTTGGTGAGATGCAACAGGCTCTTAGTCACTTCAAGGGAATGATCGAACAAACCACCTTCATAGTTCCCATGATACTTCGTGGAAGCAGGGGCGGTGAAGTAACCCATTCTTTTGAGAGTGGCTACGAAGTAATCTACATCTTCCTTACCGAACACCTGACCCATCAGGGACTTGAAAATCTTAATTCTTTCGTTCGTGTTCATCTTTAATCCTCCATTTTGAGAATATTTTAATATAACCATTGGAGAGTTTGAGATGATATCTCACCCTCTCCGCAGGTCACTTACTTAACCAAGCAGACTGTTAAGGTCAAATGCCGCAGGCTTCTTACCTTCCTGCTTTGCAGGTTCAGTCTTTGCAGGCTTACTCTGCTGCTTCGGTGCTGCCGGGGCAGCTTCCTCTTCGTCAAATCCGTCAGCGGCTTCCTTGTCACCCAGTCTCACGAATTTGAGCATCTTGCCCGGTGTCTTGTTACTTTCGACTTCCTCATGTTCAACTTCGCAGCGAATGAAGTGTCCAACCAATTCCTGATCGTCAATATCCTTCACTGTGAAATCATCAAGTGCAGTCTTAGCAAAATAGCTGAACGCATTAAGTCCACCCTGATTCGGTTCACCATCTTTGTTCAGGAGAGAAAATCTCTCAATATGCTTCTGACCCTTTGCGGTCTGCATAACGACCTCCATCTTACCGAAGTCCTCTTTGTAGTTGACCTCAGTAATCTTGAATACATGAGTTCCTTCCGGGATCAGTGTAAATCCCTCTGTAAGTCCAATCTTTGCCATTGTAATAGTCCTCCTTAAATGTTATTTAATATATCCAGAGATTGTTGCTTCAAAGAAGCAATACTCTGAGTAACTGGTTTATAAATCTGTTTGAACAGATTTTCCAAAACAGTAACCACAATGGAGTTACCTGCCATCTTATAAAGCTGTGATTTTGAAATACCGTTATCTACAAGAATCTGGTAATCTGAATCTGAAAAGCCCATCAAGCGGAAATATTCTTTAGGTGTAAGTTTTCGGTATAATTTGTTCTTCAATACCTTTACCTCACCACCGCCACCGCTTACGGTTTTAAGTGTTGGTGAAATTCCTTCCGGGGAGTAAATGCGATTCGGCATATCCATGTTGTAGTAATGGAGGTCTGCAATCTGTACGCATTTAGGGTCTTTATAGTCTCTTGCCAATAGAGTCATGCAAATCCCCCCCCTATCCTGTATTCTTCGCTTCTCCTGTTGGAAGTTTGAAACTTCAATTTTGGATAGCTGTTTTTCAGATAAAAGGAAACTTGACGGTACATTATCATCCAGATAATCACCCATGCACTTTGTAAGAGGTATTACAGGTGGAAAATGGAAAGATCGGTCATCAATATCTTTACGGATTGATATGATAAATACTCTCTCTCTCCCTTGTGGCATACCATAATCGGCAGCATTTAATACTTGCCAGTAATTGTTATATCCTGCATCTTCCAACTCTGATAACACTGTATCAAACACATCGGACATACGCTTACTTGTAAGATTTTTTACGTTTTCAGCTATAGCAATTCGTGGTTTACAATGCTTCATAATTCGGATAGCATCAAAGAATAATCCGCTTCTTGTCTTACTTCCGTCCTCATTTCTTAGACCCTTCTGCAATCCGGCAGAAGAAATATCCTGACATGGAAAACCATAGGTCATAAGATCAATTTCAGTAGGAAGTTTGGTTTCATCCACCTTTGTAATATCTCCCAGATTCATGCTTTCCGGTACGTTATGTATCAGCGAATATGCTTTACTGGCATATTTGTCAACTTCACAGTAATTAACCAGTTCGTACTTGACTCTGATATTGTCCAGAGCCTTTTCAAAAGCACCTATTCCGCTGAACAAACTGAGATATTTAATCATGCGGACTCCTTTCTTCGCTTTGGAGTGAAACGGTACTCAGGCTTTTCAGTCTCAGTCATGTACTTATCAAGCACACCGTCCTTTTCCATTGCTTCTGTATCAAAATCCTGTTTCTTCTTCATACTGACGGTAGTGACAAAATCATAGCTGCCACCTGTAATCGTAACAGTCTTATCACCCGGCTTGAACTGGCTCATACTTGCTTCTTTAATCAGTTCTTTCAGCTTTTTCAGACGCTTTTCATCGTCAGATACAGTTGCATTGACCTCTTCGATGTGAAGCATAAGCCCTTCGGCTTCCTTCACCATTGCGTCCAGATCGGAGTCAGGGGAGAGGTTGTTATCTCTCAGCACTTTCAGAATGTCAGCGTCAGCCTTTTCATCATACTTCGGAGATACACCGCCCTCTACATGAGTTTTCCACCATTTTTTAACCTGCGTGATCGTTTTCTTCATGTTCGGATATCTCTCAGACACCTTAAACGGACGAACGAAAGTATTCTCAGCTTTACACTCATAAGCTGCCGGGTCATCATAGTCCTTCTCACCCAGAACCGAACACACCATGATTACGTCATCGACTCCAAGAAGGTAAGCATAAAGTGCAGCCTGTAAAGCGTAATACTCAGGTACATCTTCTACCCAGTCCTCAGACCTCTTCGTGGTTTTCATTTCCAATACCGTTTGTGGCTTACCTTCCTTGTCTACAAGAAGGTAGTCCCACATACCACCGAAGATCGGTATATCACGGAAGAAATCTCCCCACGTTTTCTTGAAGTAGTCCTCACCGTACACATCCGTAGGTGTAATCAGATTGCTCATGAAGTATGCAGTTTTCATGTACTCTGCCTGCTTCGGCTCAATCGTCTTACCTGCGATAGTATAGATCGTGTCCTCAAACGGTTCTTCATAAGTTCTGGTAATTGCACACCACGCATTGAACGGGCTTGTCCACTTATTCAGACCCATGATTGCTGCAAATCTTGTGCCTGTGATCTTCTTCGGTTTCGCAGGTGGTGTAATCGTGATGGTTTTATTGTCATTCCACTTCATAGAACTGTCCTCCTTCTTAAATGTACTGCTTCCACAGCTTTGCGAAAGTGCTTCTGCCGTCCCCGCCCTTCTTATTCAGACGGGTATATCCTGCACGTTTCATATTCGCTCTTGCGATCATTCTCTTAAATTTCCTCATTACTTCTGTCCTCCATGTAACGGGGTTCGCTTTCCCCGATTGTTCTACAGTCAATCAGTTCCTTAATTTGTCCATCCAACTCTACGGCTTTATTCAGATACCAGATTGCTTTTTGAATATCTTCCAGACCGTTCTTCCGTCTGTGACGGTAGATATACTTCAAGGCATTGCACAAACAGAAATCCTTCGTTGCCTGTACGCCCTGAGTCTCTACCATTACGTCAATGCACTCAAACTTCCCTGTTTCGTAGTGGGATGGATGATTCACATTGTCTGACATACATTAGCCCTCCGTCTTGTAAGCTGCGATCATCTCGCCAAGATTCTTGATAAGCTGCTCACACTGAGAACGTGTTACCTGAGTGAAGCCATTGGTTTTCATGGCAATCTGCTGAACAAAATCTTCCTGATCCGGGTCTTTCTCCATCAGTTCCTTGCAGGCATTTTTCAGTGCTGCAATCTGCAAGTCATCTGCCTGTCCCTCAGTGTCCGTCAGAGTTTCCTTTGCTTCCTTACGTTCCGCAGGTGTAGCCGGGGCTTTCTGTTTCTTCTGAGACTTCTTCTCAGTCTTTGCTTTCTCTGGATTCGGTGCTTCAATCTCCGGTTCTTCCTCTTCCGGTTCAGAACCAAGCGTAGCATCAATGTCATCCGGTTCAGTGATATCCAAAACTGCCATCCAGAGGTAACGTCTGAGGTATGTAATAGATGAACCAAGTGCCTGCATCGGATTGGTTACTTCCTTACCTGCATTGCTTACGATAGGCTTAACCTCACGGTACGGCACACGGAACTCAATAGGTGCTTCCTCAGAGTTGTCAGTGTTGTACACTCTCATGACCGCACCGTTTTCATCGGTGAAGTCAATGTCTGTGGTAAGTCCCACACGGGCAAAGATTCTGATTGCAGGAGGTACAATGTCCTCCAACTCAAAATACTTGAACTCTAAGTGCATATTCTTACCAGACTTCTTAACCTTCTGGTTAAGGAACTGCAATCTTGCCTTTGCAAGTTTCTGTCTCACGTTCATACCTTCATAAATGTTTGCCATTGTTATTGATCCTCCTTAATTTCTTGTAAAAATGCTCTTGATAATCAGATAGATAACCCAGACTCCCAGTGCCAGTTTCCAAGTGAACATGAAACCAAAACACATTGCCAGAATCCAGATCAGCAGGGCAGTAATCAGAAAACTGATTACAAGCCCGATGATAACTCCTAACAGATAAAACATAGCTAATCCTCCTTACTCTGCGAATACCCAGTCATCGGCAAGCATATCTGCCTGAGATGCAAGCCAACCCATCTGTACCCCGGAAGTTCCGACAAAAGCTACTGCCATGTTACCGATGGCATCATGCTCACAGTTCACGATATCTCCGGTAGGTGCTTTGTAAGAGATTCCGCTTGCAAGCTGAATGTACTGCTTCTTGCCGTTCCATCCCTTACGGGCTACCTTGTGTCCACGTTTCAGATACTTGATTGCTTCCCCGAAGGAGAAAGTAGCTTCACCACCCATTGCAGGGCAGTTCTTAGTGCTTGCAAGCACCCATTCATCAGAAAGAATATTCAGAGTGGTGTATTCAACCCTCTTAGTCTCACGGATATCCAATTCTCTGCCATCCTTCGTGTGCATCACGATAGTTTCCTTTGTGGCATCCCAGTACCAGTAACCACCCCAAGACGGAAGTTTCACTGGATAGCCCTGCTTCATCAGCTTGAACGCTTCCTTGAAATTCATCGGAGTCAGATTTTCAACAACAATCTCCCAGTCACCGTTTGCTACCCACATTAAATCAAACGGGAAGATTTCTCTTGCATCACATTCAAAACCTTCTTCGTCATGGTTGATAATGATACCGCCCTTTTTATACCAGTAGGCGTTGTCCCAGTCTTTCAGTTTGATCTTCTTACCTTCATCCATAGCCTTGCTCACTTCATGAAATTTCATAGTCTTAGTCCTCCTTATTTTCTTCGGTTTCCCCGAACAGAATCTTCTTAACATCTTTTGCGAAAATAGCACCTGTCAGCGGAATGAGCAGTTTTCCCATCCCATCCAGTTTCGGATCACTCACCTGATCGTGAATAACCTGCTTTACTGCTGCGTCAAACTCTTCTGCTGTTACCATTTTTTTTTGCTGAACTTTCCATGTTCTTGTCCTCCTTAATTGAACAACGCTAATGACTTTTTCTTTAGCGAATTTATTTTTCTGGTATTCTTCCGTGGTGCTTTCACACCTAAAAACTTCCGTATCTGTTCCTTTGCCAGTTTGACATACCATTCTCTGTCCACAACGTCTATGGACAACTCATTATTGTTATCTACTATGCAGTGATCTGGCAGACTGGGAACTTTTGCGTCCTTTCCGGTAGTGGCGTGAGTCTTATAAATCTTTCCATAACCTTTATTCTTGCAGGCGTACACACGATTGACCTTCTGTACCGGAACTTTCTCACCACCTATTAACTGGTAGCATCCAGAATATTTACCTCCGACTTTCGCTATCACCTGAAAATCAAGGATATTATTGCTTGCCGCAATGGTTTCTTCCGGGAGAGTCCCGTTCACAAAATACTCTTTCATTGCTGTAGCCACGATGCAGGCATTGTTATTGATATTCCAAGCACCGCCACTCATGTTGTCCCATGCAGGTAAGCCCATTGTCGTAAAGTCAATGTTTGCATTGGTTAAGATCCCTCTTACCAGATTGCCACCCTTGACCTTCGGTTTGCCGTCACCTACAGGTACTTCTACATAATTGTTCACATCTCTCTGAACGATTTTCTGAATGAAATCCTCTTCCAGTTCAAAACCTGTTCTGTCCTGCCACTCCTGCGTAATCTCCTGCCATTTTGCTTCGTCAGACTTATCAAAACTTACCATGATACCATCCGTGTTAAGCTGAATGATCTTCAAGGTAGGACACTCTGCTACAAGGTGCATTGACAGTTCCAGAAGAAGTAGCTGCCCGGTGATACACACTGAACGTCCCATGAGTGGATCATAGAGATCGTTATAGGAAATTCCGTTTTTACCATTGAGCATTGCACCATAAGAGGTGTTCGCTACCAGTTTCAGGGCATTTGCAGTTTTCTTGTCCCCGGCTTTCTTTGCTTTCATTCTCTCTTCCAACATATCCACAAAAATCTGAGGTGACGGTATGTTCCTACTACAGAATCCATATTGCTGTCCTGCCGAAAGAGGTATAGTCATAAGATGTGGATAGTAACTACCTACGTCCTTGTTTCTGATCGAACGATTTTCCGTTGCCACTTCTACATAGTTCGGGATTGCTCCATGAATCCCTCCGTAGGCTATAGTGCAAACACAATCACCTATTCTAAATTCAATGCTTGCACCCTTAATCTTCCTGCCGTATTGATCGTAACCACCAAACAGATCAATGTCCGGTACGTTCGGATCATGCAGCCGATCAAAGAAATCAAATATTTCCTGCGGAATATACTGCCGAAGCAGCTTATCCGGGTATCGGTAATTCCTTTCATCCGTCCAAGGTTTCTCCGGTTTCTCAGCTTGTAGGTACACGCTTGTCAGTTTGGCATTTGTCATATACATTGCCTTACGGTCTGTCAGACCTCTCTTCGCTCCTACAGCAACTTTGTTATCCAGATATCCTTGTCTCAGTTTCCAGAGAATTTCCGTAGCATCTACGTCATATCGGCAGTAGTATTCAGTCCTTCTTCTCTCACTCTCCGTCAACGGACGGTCAATGTTGAAGTCAACCCCTGTTTCCTCAATCGGTATTCCAAGGTGTGCTTCAATAGCTTTCAGTGAGATTCCGTCCTGACAATCATCTCTCAGGTCAAAGCTGTCAAAGAATACTCTGTACTCTTTCAGTGATGGGATATCCCATCCACTTAACTCTTCCTGAATGATAAGATCATTGACTTTCTTCACCTCTTCTGGTGTAAAGCCACACATGACTGCCTTTAGCATGAAATTATCGTAGTGCTTATTGTTGAACCCGCCTAAGAACGGGTCACGTTCCATAAATGCTATTACAGCATCGTTGTCGTTCCAGATGGAGATGTGTTCGCCTGTGACAACATCTTTGAAATCAAAGAGCCAGTCATAAGCGAATACCTCACAGTCGAATATGTATGTCCCCTCAACCATGAGATCACCTACCTTAGAGCCTTTTGCACTTGCAGGAGTTCTTGTCGTGCCTGCACACATCTACGATGGATAGACTCTCTTGAATGTTCTGGTGGAATACATCCCCATTCATCCGGTTCGGCACTCAGACTTTCCTTGACTCCTTCCATCAGAAGAATGGCTGTATCAAGGTGTCTTGCACTTTCTTCACTAATCTTCATAAGGGTAATCTCCAAACCAATCATTTGCGTAGGAGAATAACACCATATAGATTTCACAGATTACACACACGATGAAGGGAATCCATGAATCTGAATCAATAAGACAAGCTGACACAATCCATACAAGGCTAACCGCCCAAGCTATAGCTTTCAAAATTTTATTCTTCATGGTTATTCTCCTTCCAAAATTCTACAGTTACATTTTCGGTAACTGGTGCATCGTTTCTTGAACGACTTTTCCAGTGACCGGATGAAGTCTACATAATCATAAGCAATCGGTTGTTCCTTCCCCTCAAAGGTTCGTGCAATACGCCCAACACTCTGAACGATCACCGCATAGTCCTTCTGAGGGGTTGTCAGGTATAGCCTGTCCAACCGTGGGATATCAAGCCCCTCTTTTGCCAGTGAGTACGATGCAAACAAGTATCGTTTCTTGCCTGTCCTCATATCCTCAATAGCCTGCTCACGCTCTGCTTTCTTCTTCTTAGTTGTCATACTGCCATCAATTACAGCAGCCTGTGATTTCAAGTCCGGGGGTAGTCCTTCATACAGAAGTTTCAGATGATCCACCCTCTCAGAGAGGATCAGGTTGTAATGCTCCCGGTTGCCTACAAGATCATTCATGATAATCTGATTCCGGTCTGTATGAGTGGTAAGATAAGTAATCATCTTGCAATAGTTGATTGTTCCATCACTGTTCAAAAACGCTGAATCAAGTTTCACGCCTGTACCCTTCGGCTGTACGTCTACCATCATGACTCTGGACTTCACAGCTTCATCCGGGACTGTATAGATAACGTGTCCCAACATAGCGTATGTAGCCTTTATCAGTCCGTCTGCCCTATGGACGGTTGCTGACAATCCGTATTTATGTCTTGCCCTGAGTGTGTTCAGCACCTTACTAAACTGAGTTACTGCGGTAGGTGTCCCGGCTACCCGGTGACATTCATCTACGATGATGCAGTCCCATGTGTCACGGTACTGATTTAAGTCAACCTTGCACATCGTCTGAATAGTTGCAAAGGTCATTGTCTCTCCGATATTGACCTTTCCTTCTGTGATAGTCCCCAAAAGTGACTTGTCAATATACTGTGCTGCCCTATTCTTACTCTGGGTCAGCAGGTCTTTTGTATGGGTAAGCCAAAGTGTTTTAAGCCGCATGGAACACGCAAGGGCTATGCCTATCTGCGTCTTACCTGACCCGGCAGGTGACTGTAATATTCCGTAATGATTGATAATCATTGCTCCTACAGCTTCCTCCTGATAGTCGTACAGCGGTACTTTCGCACCCTTATAATCTACCTTTACCTGTTTGGTAAAGAGTTTCTTCACGTCCCCTTCCAGAAGCGGGAGGATTGATCGTAAGCACCCAAACGGGATGATTACTGAGTCACCGTCAACCTCATACATTACAAGGGTTCTGGGTGTATCTCCTAACCAGAGATTCATTCTGGCTTTCTTCTGATATTCCGGGTTCGGTATTTCTAAATGCTTTTTACACCAGTCAACCATGTCCGGTGAAGGGTTCGTGATTCGTAATCGTGATCCGATTTCCGTAATCATTCAAATTCCTCCACCCACTGTCGAAAGGTCTTGTACTGAGGAAATTCCTTTTCAGTGATCGTCCCCTCACCGTAAAGCTGTCTCAGCATGAGTTCATCGAAGGACACCATGTAAATGCGTCCGTCTTTCAGCTTCATAGCGAAGTAACAATGCTCATTCCCTGTCTGCTCCCACAGTGTCATTGCACCTTCCTGATTACCTTCAATTCGGGATAATGGGAAGCGGTTGGTTTCACATTCCTTGCAGTCAATCAAGACCGGGATGCCATTCTTAACCGCAATCACATCTGCGGGCTGTCCTACCTGATTCTGTGCCATGTTGTGTGCCCAGAAACCATGTAAGGCGAGCAGTTCACAAAACTCTTCTTCAAAGTGGTTTCCATTTTTCTTGTTATTGTTGGTGGACATTACGCTTCCACCATTTGCACCTGACGGTGCAATTTAAGATTCTTCGGATTGAATACACAAGCCGGGGCAACCCCACCGCTGTAGTGCGCATAGTTATAGTTCAGATTACCCGCACTGCCCACAAGGCGAACGTAGTAACTGATCCCGGCGTCTGAGATATACCAAGGTGTGCAAGTCCACATCCATTCAGGGAGTAGCGGAACGTGCTTACGGTACTTTCTGTATTCATCACAACTCAGGATGAAAACTCTATCTGTGACTGTGCCGTAACGGTCATCTCCGTTATCAGCTACCATGTCAACCTCATGAGGAATAAGATTATCCTCACCCAACACAGGAAGCAGTTCATTGAGCAGCTTTCTACGCAGGCTTGACTTTGCGTAGTTGTTACAGCCGTCATCATCGAAGCTATACTCTTCGTTGTTCCAAGCAGATGCCATGATTGCCAGAACACCGCCATCCACGTTGTTGTCAAGGACGATCCATTCAAAACCCTTGAAGCCGAAACGCTCACCTGCACTTAATACACCAATGTTTTCTTCTTTCATGGTTAATTCCTCCATTCATAATCCTTGTGGTACTTTGTCTTGTACCATTCTTCAAACTCTTTCTTGTGTTCCGCTGACTGGAAGTAGTCTTTGACTCTCTCAATCAACTGGGAACACAAAGCACTTTCTTCCATCGTAGGAACTGCCATCATCACTCCTTAACAAGAACAGAACCTTCTTCGTACTTATCAAGAATGTCGTGAGACAATTCGATGATTGCATCTGCCTTACTGCCGCTTCGTGTCCCGGCAAGTACGGAACTCATTTCCGTCTTATCAGTAACGATCCCTCTAAGACCTAACTGATTGATAAGCCACACCTGAGTCAACTGGTGCTTTTTAAGTCGGCTACGAATGTTCTCACGTTCTGCCATGTCGTGTACCTCCTTTCGTTGATTTTGCTTATCAACTAAAGTTGACAAAATACTCTTCAAAGGTTATAATATGGGTGTCGAACCAATATAACCATTGAAAACCGTCAGGGGCAAAATTAAAACTCCGGAGGGCTTGTTTTCTTTACCCTATTTTGTAAACAACTCTTGTTGACAAGACCTATAATAATCCCTATTTAGGAATTTGTCAAGCGGTTTTAGGAAGAATTTTTAAATTTTATTCCCTAGTTAGGAGGATTTAGGAATGAATAATGATTTATTACTAAAACGCATTGATGAATTATGCACCGAAAAAGGAGTAAAGAAAACGACTGCTTTCACTGAAAGTCACGTTGGTAAGAACTTCGCCAGTAACCTGAAAACCTCTAATCCTAGCCAGAAGAACCTTGCTTTATTGGCTCAGTATTTTGATTGTACCGTGGATTACCTCTTAGGTAATTCCGATGACCGGGAAACTGTAACAATCCCTATTCAGGAATCTATTCAGCTTTCTGAGGAAGAACGTATTTTGATTTCCGCATTTAGGAGTGCTTCTATAGAAGGACGCATGAGAATTATCCAAGTCTGTATGAACGAAAAGGATTCAAAAGGGGAAACTATCATTGCAGGATAATAAGCATTGAGGAATGGAGGAAGAACCATGTACGAAGAGATTAAGACTGCTTGTCTATATCTACGATATTCAAGTAGCAACCAAACTGAACAATCCATAGAAGGTCAGATGCACGTCTGCCAAGACTTCTGCAAGAGACACAATATCAGAATCGTAGAGATGTATATTGACCGTGCTACATCTGCCAGTAAGGACATAGAGAAACGAGTAGAGTTCTTGAAAATGATTAAGGATTCAGAGAAGGGAAACTTCAATGCAGTCATCGTTTGCAAACTTGACCGCTTTGCCCGATCCCGTTATGACTCAGCCACCTACAAATACCGCTTGAAACGAAACGGTGTACAACTTATTTCTGCCACTGAGAACATCACCCAAGACCCGGAAGGAATCATCCTTGAATCTGTCCTTGAAGGTATGGCTGAGTTCTACAGTGCGGAACTCTCACAGAAGATCAACCGGGGCATGAGTGAGTCTGCCATGAAACACAACTCCATCGGTGGGGCTATTCCTCTGGGGTACAAGACTGTAGATAAGAAACTGGTAATTGATGAAACCACTGCTCCTATCGTCCGGGAAGCATTTCAGATGTATGCAGACGGTGAGTCTGTAGCCGAGATATGTAGAACGTTCAACAACCGTGGCTACAAGACTTCCAAGGGAACACGTTTCGGCAAGAGCAGCTTCACTAAGATTTTCCGTAATGAGAAATACATCGGAGTCTATAAGTACCATGACTACCGGGCAGAAGATGTTATCCCACCAATCATTGATAAAGACCTGTGGGACAGAGTGCAGGTGAGAGTCGGTAAGATAAAGAAAGCCCCCGCCAGAAACAAGGCAAGGCATACTTACCTTCTGACAGGAAAACTGTTCTGCGGACACTGTGGCAGTGCCATGAACGCTGACGGCAACTCACAGGGCTATTTGTATTATCGGTGTTACGGCAAAAAGAATCTGGATAAACAATGTAATAAGCGAAACATGGAAAAGAACCTGATTGAAAGACTGGTGGCACAGGACGCAATGTCATTCCTAACCGATGAATATATTGAGAAAATTGCTACTATTGCCTGTGATCGAAACAAGCAGGAAATTGAGAGTGATTCACCCATCCCTGTGATCCGTGACAGAATCAGGAAGGTTGACGTGTCTCTGAACAATCTGCTGAAAGCTATTGAAACCGGGTCTGCCCCGGATATGCTTGTAAAACGTATGGGAGAACTTGAAACTGAGAAGAAGGACATGGAAGTGCAGCTTAAAAAGGAAATGGCACACCAAGTCTATATTGATAAAGAGCAGGTAATCTTCTGGTTAGAGAAGTTCCGTGAAGGGGATATCAATGACGAAGAGTTCTGCCAGACCGTAATTGATCTGTTCGTAAATTCTGTGACAGTATGGGATGAACCGGACGATAAATTCAAGATCACCATTGCTTATAATCTCACCTCTATACCGCAAAAAACCTACCGCCTGTCGAAAGACGGTAGGTTATCGGATTACGCTTCCAATACTCCAGATTGGGAATCCCAGAAGGATCTCGTCATAAGAACTCATATCCATCTCTTTTTTCATAATCGCCGGTCTATATTTTTTATCACTCATTTCCACACTGCTTCTGGATTTTTTATTCATCCAGTCAAGATCAG